ACATCTCAATTCGAATCCCTTGAACAAGCTCAAGAATATTTGGAATATGTTCAATCTATACTGTAAAATTTAAAAAGAAACGAGCTATAGCAAATTTTCTTGATTAGGTTTAGTTTGCGTTCTAAAAAAGAAGGAATATGGAAACAAAGCGGCTTATTTGTAGCCGCTTTGTTGAAAAGGCAAAACTTAATTTAGTTTTGCAAGGACACCTCGATTTGGAAATTTGGATACATCTTTTTGTATTTGCTTGCAAGATAAGGTAACCAATCAGCCCAATACCGATCAGCTGCACATTTTTCAATGTGTTCCACTGGACAACCAATTTCTGGTGTCAATTTAATTTTGTAATTAAAAAATTTCTTCATTAATAATTTGGTACACAATTAGTGTGTATCCATGACAAATTTAGGTACAAGTGATTTACTGACCAAATTGGGAAAGAAAATATTAATTTGCTCTTTTGAACTATTATTATGACACTTGAAGGGTTTGAAAAGAAACGTTTTACAGGATACGAGATAATTACATGTTATCCTAAAGGGCTGGAAGAAAAGGATTGGATGGTTGAGTGTATGTTTTTAGCAGTAGACATTGAATAAAAGCTATTCTGGTTATAACCTTTCAGTGACGATCCAATATACAAAGATAAACCTTTTGGGCAAGGATTGAATATTGTAACAGACCGCTCCCCCAATTAAAAGTCTCTAAGAAATAGTTCACATCACGAAAAACATTAGTTGAATAGAACGGCAACTCCGCTCGGTGTCGGCCGAGCGGAGTCTGTAAACTCTCGACAGCGAGTTATCGCTATCTCTGATAAAAACACTACAAAAGTAGTGCTATTCTATGAAAGAAACAAAATTACCATTATGGAAGCACTTCAAATTAGCCTTTCAAGTTGTAACGCTGCACGTTTGCAAAGCGAGTATTTCAGGAACCTGCCATCATGTGATTTTTTGGAATTCGCGACTCTTTTCGCCCAAATACACAAGCGAGGCAGCATGTTCCATCTTTACAGGAACCTTCTCACGCATTTTCAAAATTATCAACACGTCATTGGCCGCACTTTTACAACAAGTCAGATTGGCCGTGAAGAACTGGATGATTTCATCCAATATTTGCACATCGACAAAGGGCTGAAACTTTCCACAATCAAAAGCATGATAACCAGATTTAAATATCTTTTAAAAAAGGCATATTTAAAAGGCTGGGCCGTTGATGACTCTTACTCCGAGGTAAAAGTCCGGGAAAACGAATCCACATTCGTATACCTTACTGAAAAGGAAATTGCCCGCATCTATTACTATACAGAACTATTGCCCTGGGAAGAAGAGATTCGGGATATCTTCATCGTAGGATGCATGACCGGCCAAAGATATTCCGACTATTCCCGTTTGTCTTCGGACAACATCAAGGGGGATCATATCCACATCATCCAGAAGAAGACGAAAAACAAAGCGGTTGTCCCTTTGACGGAGTATGTGAAGGAGATATTCGCGAAATACGGCGGGAAGATGCCCAGAGCCCGTTGCATCCAATATTTTGACAAAGCCATTAAAGGTGTCTGTAAGAAAATAGGCATCGATGAGATTATTGTTTACGAGGAAGAACGTGCCGGGGAAATCGTAGTGGTTAAAAGGCCCAAATACGAAATGATATCCTCCCATACGGCCCGCAGGACCTTCATCACCAATATGAACAAGAACAATGTACCAAGCGCGAAAACCCGTAAATGCACAGGGCACAAATCAACCGCCTGCTTCGACAGATATGACAGAATGACCCTTGAAGAAAATGCAAAATCTTTGTCCGGAAACGGTTTCCTGGCATGATGACTAATGAGAAAGAGGCCTAAATTGAAGTTTAGTGCCTCTTTCTTTGTAAGGTATTGGTTATGAACCTAACTTTGTAAATAGATTGATTGATTTTACTGTTTGTCCATGGCCTACAATAATAGAAATACATTATTGAAGATGATACGCGTACAAGACATTGTCCTCGCCGAAAAGAAGAAGGGTGTCTCGCAATTATATGTGTATGAGCATATCATCCGCGATACGTTCCTGATCTCCTACAGCACTTTCAACCGTTGGATTTCGTATCCGGCCAAGCAGGAACTGAAACACGGGAAAAAGGGACACGAGGACAAGCTTCAGCTAACCTTTGGTTTTTAATCCGACAAGTGTAACCATCCAGCCGTTATATTTATGATAGTGTTCCCAGGATACCGGTTTCAGGGGCCGTGTCTTTCCTTCTTCAAAATCCAGCCTGTATCCATTTACGGCATCCAGCACATCACGGGCCAACTTCTCATGCCACAGGACATCCCCATCCCGCATATCCCCGTCCGATTCGTCCCTTGTCTCGGAAACGACATGAAGGCGGATGTTTATCTGGCATGAATTTGTCTGTTTTGTCTCGGCAGTGATATCCAAGGCGGCAAATTCCACCAGGACGACAGGACTTGTATGGATCACTCCTTCATATTGGTTGTTGAACCATTGGATGTCTTTTAACCGGCTGTTCGAAGCATCGGAAACGATACCTGTTTCCGGATCAAGCAGGATACCGAACTTTTCGGCAATCAACCCTTTGATATCCTTATATAAGCTGTAATACATATTTTTATTTGTTTAAAATTTTATCCAAACCTTTGATTATGATATTTTCCACTTTATCATTCAGTTCCTTGCTCTCCCCGATGAATTGCCGGGCCGGGAGCATCACTGTTTTTTTTCCGAATATTTTTATCGGTCCCCCGTAGTTTTGTACATATGCATATGGCTTGTCGGACGTTATCGAGACCTTCCCGGACTTGGGGATATACCTTATACTCTTCCTTAAATCACCGGAACTTCCGGACAATATTTTACGGATTGTCGCAGCTTTGCTGAAATTAAGTTTTTTCTGCTGTTTTACCTTATATGTCTTACCGGTTTTCCTGTCACGTTTAAAACGGTAGGAAACGCGTTTTTCCCCTTTGTAGTCAAAGCCGTACCATTTGCTGGAAGGATCACGTCGTTTTACATCCTTCCACTTTTTTAAACCGTTATCGACAAACCCTTCCTGATCGAAATTCTCTTTAAAATGAGCCACGGCTTCACGCCCTACAATTTTAGGCAATGAGTTTTTCGCCCAGTCCTGGCTCTCTTTTAAAAGATTGTCAAAATATTTTTGTATGTCAGTATTTTGCATGTCGTCTAATATTAGTATTTTTGTAACGGTTCTAAGCCGAAAGGCCGTGAGCCCCCTTCTGGCAGGTTTGATTATTTCAAATCTGCCAGTCGTATTTTAAAGCTTTCCGAAAGGATATTGGCGCGGTCCAGCCTGATATCTTTCCCATTGATCACAATCGTAACGGTTTTTATGTTTTCCGACCGTCGCACCCTTGAACGTAAAGCTGCGCTCAACTCTTCAACAGATATGTCCGAATCTACCCAAATCACGACATGGTCAGCTTGCTTCCTTGCGTCCCGGAGCAACCGGTCAATCGAATTTTTCGAAGGGGTCCGGCTGACCTTGTATTCTTCCTCATATCCCAGTGTCCTGTTGAGACTGTCTGCCGATTTCACGTTATCCGGATTATTCAACAGATCAATGTCATATCCGTATTTGTTGGCAAAATATGAAGCCACCCGTATATTCTCCTCCCGTTCACCTTTGCCGTGTCCACTATGGATACGAAGCCGGCCTTTGTCGGTAGGAACTGTTTCATACTCTTCTTCCTCCAGCAACCGCTCCACCGCTTTTTCCGCTCCCTTGTAAGCTTCCGTCACATAAGGATGGTTATCCGTGAAAATACTGCCCGTATAGGCAGGGTTGCGGTCCAGACCGGGAGAAGCCGGTGCCATCCCGTCCCGTGTCGCTTTTTCTCCCGGAATCACGGGACGGTCTCCGATGTGGGTAATCGGATCAGCCGTGTTTTCCATGTCGCACTGGCAATTCCATACACATCCCGGATAATGAGTTTTCCACCAAGGATCAGCGAGGGAGCGGACATTGCCATAATACATCCGGTGCGAAATTCTGGGCTCTGCGGCAGAACTGGGCAGCCAACGAAGATTCGGAAACAGATCGGCATCACGCATATATTGCCGGAAACGGGTGGCTGTCCGTGCGGCGGAAACAGCCGTAACATATTCCGTCTTGAGCCAGTCCACATTATATTGTCCGATTATGGCTTCGGATGCTTTTCTAAAACCGTCATAGCTTCTCAGATTCCCTTTCTCATCGATCAGAAGGGTTGCCAGGTCATTCTGCTCACGGTGTGCCTTGAATGCTGCAAATACGGCATTGTTCCTCTTTAATTCACGAAGGAATTCCGGATCCGGATCGCCGAATCTTACTTCTGCATGAAAACCTGTCTCGACCGCTTTGTCAAGGTAAGAGCGGGTATGTTCGAACAGGTCCGGATCGATATCATCCCGGACATCAAATTTTTCGTATATGCGTTTTAATATGGCATTCCTGATCGACTCATCCAAACTGAAATCCATTGAAATCTGTTCCCGCATGGAAGCACACGCCGGACAGTGGCAATCATACAAGTGGGAAACAAGCCCGGAAAATCCTAAACCTTCACTTTCCGGGCCTTTCCGAAAAAACCGATGGCCCGGTCTTCGTCCGGATTATTCCGCTTGGCAGGGTTCGGCTCGTCATAGCTCTTGTTGTCCACCGTGTTCTCCTTTTTATCCTTCAAGCCATAGAACCGGAACTCGTATCCGTCCAGCTTGTAGCCATGTGCGACAAGAAAGGGAAAGAGACGGTAATTGACAATATCCTGGATGCGTTTCATCCGCGCCTTGGTGAACTCCGTAAGGACCCTTTCGTGCACTTCCGCGGTTCCGGTCCACTGTCCGTTCTTGCTGGTTCCGGTCTGCCCGTTCATCATCTTGGCGATCTGGTCGTCACAAAAATCAGCAAGGCTCTTGTAATTATCGCTGCTTTCCTTGCTGGCTACGGCTGTAACGGTCAGTTTTTCATCACTGCCGACGACTCCAACCAGGTCACTGCCAAAACGGACGGCCATCTCCATCGCTTTTTCCCGTTCTTCTTCATTGTCGGTGTCCGTCTCATAAGTGATAAAAGGTTTCCCGAACCTTTCGTTGTACTCCGACCAGTCCGACCGTGCATAAGTTTTCCATATGATTTCCCGGCTGATGGATTCCAATTTTCCAAGCACTTCCGGATCTCCGACGGGCAAAAGGAAAAACGCCGTTTCATGTCCCTCGTAAGATATGCCGTCACGATCCCAAGGGTTTATCGTGATTATCTTCTCAAAAGGACGGACATGCTCTCTTGGAAAGACTTTCACGTCCACGAATTCGCCTTTGGAATCCTGCTCGCCGAATTCGATAAGCTGATATCCCCAAAATTCACTGTCCATCACAAAGGTCAGAAAACGCGTAAACCAGGGACGATCCAAAAGCAGGGTCCGTTTCTTATCCTTACTGTCACTGCCTTTCTTGCAGACCTCAAAAGGCTCCGTGATCAGAAAGGCTTCCGCCTTTTCATGCTCGCTGATGACCTGGCTGTCTTTCCATGTGTTTTCATATATATCCAGCAGGCCTGTCCGGTCGGAATTATCCGGATCAAGGGCTTCCAGAGCGGCCTTCACGAGGTTATTCATTTCCATGTTGACCCGTGTGGGACCTTGGCGTTTCAAAAGGGAAGACTTACGTTTTCGGCTCATGCCGAACTTGGACGCTATTTTGTTTGTAATTCTTTTTATATCCATTTCGAATTGTATTTAGATGATGTTTACACAGGACACAGATCAGCCAAAAGGATTATGACTTCGCCTCGGACTGGAAACCCACCGGAACGATGTCCGGGGTTTGCCGGAGGAATCCAAAACCGGAATGAGCGTGCTGTTGTCCTTGCCGGATGCGACCCGGTCGATCTCTTTCAGCACGTCTTCGTAGTTTAACCTTACCCTTTCCGGGATACTTTCATCCGGGACGGACTGATAGAGAAAATAAACCGTGAGGACGGTCATCCACCGGACCATCGAAGCATTCCGGCTGTCCCCTTCTTTCGAAAGTTCCTTTATTATTTGATAACGTCCGGACAGTTTCTCGGAAATATACCCGTAAGCCATTGTCTGTGCGTTGAGTATCTTACAGTCTTCATCGCGGATGAGCTTTTTTAGTGAGGCTTCCGATATGAAAACAAGGAAATCGCATGTCTGCAAATAATCTACTACCATGGTCGTCTATATTTGTTGTGTTTGTATTTTGCGGATCTAAGCCCGCCGGTTTGTTTCATTCCGGGCTTGTTAAGTTTGTAAATGCCACCTTCCACGGCATCGGGACCGTCATCGTGCGGAGCATCCGGAAATCCAAGGAATTGCTGACGGATCTCCTGCATGTCCGGACTGTGCTTCAATGCCTTGTTAAAGCGGATCCTCCCCCTCTCCGCATATGCGGAAAGGTTTTCGATGCGCTCCACTTTGTCCGGCTTATCCCGCCTGTCTCCCCTGATGGCAATGCTGTAGCCTCTTTTTTCCGCTTCTTCATCGTATTTTTCAAGATGTATATCCTGGATGAAATTCGCTTCCATCCAGTGCGGACAATTTCTATGCGAGGGTATTTCTTCCGCCAGAGCGTAATGGCCGCGGACCATTTCAGGGGTGGTGCACTGGCGGCAAAACGCATCGTAGATGTCAAAGTAAGGACCATTCTTGCCGATCAGGACGATTGCCTTGAAATCGTTCTTTTTCGAGTCTTTGTAAGAGGGATCGCAATAGGTGACCAGCTTCTCGCAGTTGTCGATTGGCGGCAGGTCGGCCCAGGGAAGGTGTTCTTCGCGGAACACCCGGCCAATTACGATATGTTGGTGGAACAACTCGCGAAGGGCAATACGCTGTCCCATGTTCTTCATCTTCGTCAGGATCTGTTCCCTGGTATATCTTTCTTTCCATGCCGGCACGCCTTTTTCCGAAAGGTCCATTTCGTGTGTGCGCGGGTTTTCAAGGGCATATACTTTCAGATGGGTTATCGTTTCTTTCACCGGATCGCCTTCTTCAACATCTCCGACGATATGTGAGAGGATGCTGCCTTTATGGATACGGTTCCCGATCACGACAAAACGGCTGCCTTTGGTCGGTGCACAGCCGTACAGGTCACCCAACACCCAGTCCGTGGCTTCCTGTACGCGTTTTTCATTCTTGCATATTTCAGCGTCATCTATGTCGTCGACAATAATCAGGTTGGGACGGAGCGCGGCTTCACGTACGCCACGCGGGGATTGTCCGCGACCGAATGCCCAAAAACCGATCCCGTCATTCGTGACGAAATGCCCGGTGTCCCATTTCCCCGACTTGTACTGCGGTCCGTAGTCGGCAATATAACGCTGGTTGAACATCAGCTGTTCCTGCAAATCTGCGAGCAATCCGTCCGCCTTATCCTCATTGGCCGAGGAGAGGACAACGCCAGTAAGTTTTCCCAAAGCCTTAAGGTACATTGGCAGGAATATGTCCATGACAACGGATTTGGCATGTTCACGCGGCCATTCTCCGACGAACATGATGTTGTCGTTTTCGACGATCAGGCCAACTCCTTTTTTGTGGAACCAGGCAAAATCGGCATCCATGAAGTCTTCGAAATAATAACGGCAGAATTTCGTGAAGTTTTTCAGAAGAGAGGCTTTTCGCCTGCCTTTTTGCTCATCCGTTTCCTCACGGATCGGTTCGAGACGGACCGTCTCCTGCATTTCTCTGAGCCACTGTTCATATTCTTTCTGCTCCTTTCGGCTTAAATTCATCTCCAGGCTCATGATCTGTTTCCTCCCCTTTCCTCATTTAAAAAATCATTCAAGGCTGGTGCTACGTCACGTGCCAAAACAGGGTAGTTGTCCGTAAGGAACTTGTTGATCTTCCGTACAGTCCTGACCAATGCCGTCCAGTCGGTTTCCTTCGGCTTTATCATGTTGTAGAGGTCCCGCACCCCGTCTATGTCCCCTTTGCCGATCAACCGGGGCTCCCCGCCATCCGCCTCCGATTTGATATACTGGTCCTTCAGCTTGCGCAGCTGGAGGAGTTGGTAACGGACCAGGTCGCGGATGTCTTCATGTATCGTCTGCATGGCCATAAGGTCTTCTGTAGCTTTCTGCTCCCAGGCCCCGTTCTTTTTCCATCTGGATATCGTCTGCTCGGACCTTTTCATGATCCGTGCGATCTCCTGTCCGGAAATTCCTTCCTTGAACAATATGTAGGCAATGTATTTGTCGTCCATGTCACGTGTTTTTATGATGCAAAGGTGACGGCATAAATCCTTTTGGAAAAGAAAAGTTCCAAGCCTTGCAATCTTTATTACAACCCTTGGAACTTTATTTGCGGCAGGTCTTTTACGGCCTTTACTTCGCTGTCGAAATCAATCAACAAATCACAGTAACGCGAAAAATAAAATGGCTTATGAACTTATAGAAAACAAGGAAAAGCGCGAAGCTACCATACGGATGTATGGTGTGATAGGCCGTGACGTGGACGGAAACCGGATGGCCTATGATATTGCGAATCTGGATAAGGAGGCTGACACCATCCACATCCTTATAAACAGTGACGGGGGAAGCGTCTCGCAAGGGTTGTCGGTCGTATCGGCCATTCTCTCGGCAAAAGCCTATATCCATGCGCATGTGAATGGCATTGCGGCAAGCATGGCTGCCGTCATTGCGATATCGTCCGACAAGGTGAGCATGCAGGATTATGCAAAGCTCATGATCCATGATCCCCATATCCCCGGTATGGAAAGTGAAAAACTGTCGGCAAAGGACCGCAAGGCGTTAAACTCCATTGCCGACACCCTTCGTACCATCCTTTCGAGAAGGGGCTGTGACAAGGATAAGATAACATCGCTGATGAAGGATGAAACCTGGTTTTCCGCATTGGAAGCACAGTCGGCGGGCCTGTGCGATGATGTGGTCACGACTCCCCGCAAGGAGGAATTAAGCAATCTATCCGTTCCGGAACTTTTGAGCCGGATCAATAACGAATATCAATCATCTAATAAAAAGACAAACATGAAAGAAATTGCAAAAGCTCTCGGCCTTCCGGAGGGTGCAAGCCAGCAGCAGATACTGGATGACATTGCTGAAAAAAAGAAGACGGCAAACGAAACGAGGGATGTCCTTATCGGACAATTGCTCTCTTTGGGTAAAAAGAACGGGACAGTAACGGACAAGAATGAAGACCGGATGAAGCGGCTGGCCAATGCCGATTTCGAGTTATTCGCGGAAATGATATCCGATGTTCAGGACAAAGAGGTAGACAAACAAACAGAAGAGGACGGGGAACTTACCCGTAAATCTGCCGGACAAACGGAAAACCGCCGGCTAAGTGATGTCCTCGATCGTGTGGGTAAAAAGGAGAAAAAAGGCGGAAACGACAGCCATGACTGGGATTGGTACCAAAAGCACAATCCGGATGCCCTGCTTAAAATGGAACGGGAAGAACCGGAACGTTTCAACCGCCTGCTCAACGAATATGAATCTTCAATCGCATAAAAGTTATGAACACGGAATTACAGAATCCAATCGTAAAGTGGCCCTTCGGTAAGGCAGACGTTGTCAGTTTGACGGCCACAGGAAATCAGGCTGTCGATATTTATAACAACCTGACAATCGTAGATGGTGCAAGCGTCATCGCAACCGGGGCACGCACCCTTAATCTTGCAATCAGCAAGGACGTGGAACCGGGTGCCCGCCTTGTCGTGAAAACAAGGACGACTGCCACGGAAAGCCTTACTCCCGGAGAAGGTATGGCTGGTAAGGCAACTGTCGGAGTTAACGGCAAAACAAAAGTTGCCGAATATGTGTATGATGGTGAAAAATTTATCCAAACGGCCGATGCCGTACAAATCGATTAGAATATGGCAGAAATAAGAACGACACTTTATTCGAGCGAACTACAAAAGCTCATTTTCCCGGACAATAGTTTTTATAAGAAGTCTATTGGTGAGACCGGGGTGGCTGATAAAACCGAACAGGTGGAAAAGCCTGTACAGACAAAGATCAGCAAAGCGAAAGAGGGTAAACCCAGTTCTTTGCCCTTGTCTGTTGAAACGTCAACGGACAGCACGAAAAAGTACAATACGACATTAATCTATTGCGCTCCCCTGCTTATCGACTCGCAGTCCGAATTGCTTGTCAACTACAACAAACGTCAAACCAAGCAGGAACAACAGGCTGCGGAGATCAACACGAAAGTCGCCGCTTATACGATGGAACACTGGTGTCCCAAATTGGAAGCGAACATTCTGAAAACGACAGGAAGCGCACGTCCGTCAAACGTGATGGGGTTCACTTCGCAAAGAAAGGCCCTGACGAAAGAGGACCTTCTGAAGGTTCTTAACCTGATGATGCGAATGGGCGTTTCCGGAATGGGAGGCAATTGGTACGGCATGGTGACGGCTGACATGTACACCGACTTGCTCGCCATACCCGAATTTGTCGATTATTACAAGACGGGGAACGAATCCCGGCTGAAGGAAGGGGTTATCGGACGCATCCTTGGCATCGACATCTTCCAGCGTTCAACGGAAGAAGGGCACAATGGCGTATTGTACAACGGAAAAACTCCTTTAAGGGGAGATGCGGATGTGAAGGATTCCTTGCTTTCAGGGGCCTTGTTCTGGAACGACAAGATGGTCTGCCGTGCAGAAGGAAGACTCAGAACGATCATTAATGCGGAAGCTCCCGGTTATTTGGGCGGCACGATCATCGAGTCGTTCACCCGTTACGGAGCCGACATCATTCGTGACGATCAGAAGGGTGTGATTGCATTGTTGGAAGACAAGGCATGATTGTCCACTGAAGGCTTCAGGCATGAAAGTGTTTGAGGCTTTCGGTATCTTTTATTAATCACTAAATAAAGAAGACGATGGCAAGAGATAATGGAGAACCGTTGGATGGCAGGAACCTGATGCTGTATATCAACACTGCGGAGACGAACGAATCTCCGGTATGGCAGGCGCAGGCATTGGCTACCAGTCATACGATCACGTATAATACGGAAACAAAAGAAAGGTTGACAAAGGACTCTCCCGGAGGTAACCCGGAGAAGAGGATCACTTCAGTCACAGTTACGATCAAGGCCGATGCGCTCCGGGCTTTTGGCGACAAGGATAAAAAGTTGCTGCTGAAAACCATGAAGGAGAAGAAGAATGTCCTGTTAAAATATGGTTTCGCGGAAGCGGACGAACAAGAAGGGGACGATTACGAGGAAGGGGAGTTCGTTATAGACTCTTTGGAAGAGACATCACAGGCCGGTGAGGATGTGACGTACAGTGCACAATTTTCATCAAGCGGGGATGTGCAGACCAAACAAGTCGCATCCTAATAAATTGTATCATGACAATGGGAAAACATTCAATTTCAATCAATAATACGGAATATCCCTGCCGGCTGACCATGGGGGCCATGCTGGAATTCAAACGAAGAACCGGGCAGGAGGTTACCGAGATGAAGGGTACGGATATCGCTCTGGTCATTACGTTGATCTTCTGTTGCCTGGTCTCTTCCTGTAGGGCAGACGGCGTGGAACTGCCGTTCAAGGACGAGATGGATATGGCCGACCACATGTCACCTGAAGATCTTTCAGGATGGCAAAGCGAAAACTTTCAGGCGCAAGCGGCCTCTTGTGAGACGGAAAAGGCACAATCTAAAAAAAAAGGATAACCATCCTGGAACTGCTTGGGCTGGCTGTAGGCCGTATAGGCATGAGCCGGACGGATTTCCTACAGCTGACTCCCGAAGAATTCAGCGAGATAGCCGGGCAGTGGAACCAAAATGAAACGGTCTTTTTCCGCAGTAGTTGGGAACAGACCCGGTTTATGGCACATTGCATATTGACTCCATTTTCAAAAAAGAAACTGAATCCGACAGATATTGTCCGGTTTGATTGGGAAAAGGAAAAACAGGAAAATAAACAGGTAAAAATAGCAACGAGAGAAGATTTCGAACGTGTAAAAAAGGAATATGGCGGATAGAGGTATTACATATGACATATTGCTTCGGATGCGGGACCAGGTTTCCGGTGTTTCCAAAACGATCGACAAGGAGTTGAAGGTTGTCAAACAATCTGCCGACCAGGTAGTCGGCAGCCTGAATGGCATCTCCGGTCGGTTGTCTGCTGTTTCCAATGCATCCGTGGGTAACGTGAAGAATATTTCCAATGTTGTCGACAACTTGAAAAGACAATACCAAAGCCTGGGGAAAGAGGCGGCTACGGCCTCTGAAGCATTGGAAAATTCCACAAAAAGAGTCACTCCGAGATTCAATTCCCTGAATGTGTCCGTTCAGCAGGTGGCAAGAGAATTACCGGCACTGGCAATCAGTGCAAATACATTCTTTCTCGCTATCTCCAACAACTTGCCGATCTTGGCGGATTCGATATCGGCAGTACGTAAAGAAAATCAGGAATTAATCGCTTCAGGACAAAAGGCGGTTCCAGTTTGGAAACAGGTGGCTGGTTCCATATTCTCTTGGCAAACCGCATTAGTTGCAGGAGTGACGATCTTATCAATGTATGGTGAGGAAATCTTTGATTTTACCAAAAGTTTGTTTGTTTTGTCGGATGCAACGGATAGTAATAAAAAAGCATTCGAAGCTTTACGAAATACCGCTATAAGCTATAATGAAGAGTTATTTAAAGAGAGTAACAATCTTCGTTATATTTATAACGAAATCATGGCTACTACTGAAGGTACTGCTGCCAGAAAAAATGCTATAGACAGGCTCAATGATACATATGAAAAGTATATGCCGTATTTGCTATCTGAAAAATCCTCATTGGGAGAACTAAATACTGTATATACAGCTATAAATTCTAATTTAAGAACACAGATTGCACTTAAAGCACGTTCTTCTCAAATTGACGAACTTTTGAATGAAGCCTCAAAAAGTCAAGCTGAAGCTGTATACAATATGCAAAAGGCTTTGTCAAACCAAAAACTATCCACACCTATATCCGATCAGATCATCGCTTCACTTGTTCAAGATGCCCCTAAATGGCGTGAAGCTGGAGACACTCTTGGAGAAGCTTTTCAGCAAGCAATGAAAAATATACAAACGACTTTTCCACAGGTTAAATTTGATAGCGATACCAGAAGTGGTATTTATGATTACTTGAAAAGTTTTTATCAAATGGAAAGTGCAATTGACGCAGTAAATAAACGCGTGGACCTTCTTTTGGGAAAAACAAATCAAATTACGGAAATAGGAGAAGTTATCATTACGCCTGACAAAAACGGTAACAATGAAGATTTAAACACTAACCTAAAAACTATTGGAGGCATTGAAAATAAAATCAAAAACCTCAAAGAAATCCAATCGAAAGCATCAGAAGAACAACAGGTTGCTTTAGAAAAAGAAATTCGCCTTTATGAAGCACGCTTGGAACTTATGAAAAAAACGATTTTTGCTGCGGCAGAAGGTAATCTGACAAAGGGAGATAAAGAACTTTTAAAGTTGCCAAATATTCAGGCAATGGATGTCCCTGCAATAGAATTTCCTCTTAAGATAGACGAAAAGTCTTATCAGAGAGTACAGCAAAAGATTCGTGAAAGCGGATATGTGTTTGTGAAAGAAGCCCAGATCACAGCCAGACAGATGTCCGGCATACTGTCGAACAGCATACAGGGCTTTATGGAAGGATTTGGGGAAGCGGTTGCTTCAGGAAACGGATTAGAGATTCTTAGATCATTCCTTCTCTCCCTTATGGATATGTTGCAGCAATTCGGTTCGGCCTTGATCGCCGCAGGTATGGCATCCGAAGCTCTCAAAGCGATTGCTTGGAGTGGTATAGGGGGTATTATTGCCGGTTCGGCCTTGATTGCAGCGACTGCTGCTGCAAAAGCGGCATTACAAAACATAACGGCTTTTGCTGCCGGTGGTATCGTGTCCGGTCCTACACTGGCTTTGGTTGGAGAATATTCCGGAGCTTCGAATAATCCGGAAGTGATTGCGCCATTAAATAAACTCCGTTCCATGTTGGAGCCAACCGGTTTATCTGCAAAAAGCCTGTACCTGGAAACCAAGGTCAAAGGGAAGGATCTATATATAGCCTTACGTGGAGTTGAACATGAAAAAAGGAGAACACGATGAGTATGGGTTTGAGATATAAAGGCGGATTTCACAGCCTGAGCCAAGTCCTGTATGAAATTGAGATATACCAGGAAGGATATTCCGGTCAAGTATCTGACATTGCTTTTTGTGAAGATCCCCTTGAAATCGAGTGGCCGGAGACGGATAAACTGGAACCGGTCCAGTCCAGCAACGCCACTCTCCAGTTATACTCGGACAATGACCGGCAATTCATCGACCTGTATACGATCAAAGCCGGCAGCATCCGTATGGATGTACTCCGGGACGGTATGCTGTATTGGTCCGGTACACTCGATCCGGAATTGTACGAGGAACCATTTGCGTACAAAACGGACTATGGGGTAGAAATAACGTTCGCGGACATGGCCATCCTGGATAGGCTGAACTGGAATAAGACTGGGTTTATGACCCTCCGGGAAATCATTGGTGAAGCGTTGGGGCTAACGGGTATCAAGTTTCAGGAAATAGAG